TGCTGCTACTGAGGCTTTGGGAACTGCTAATCAATTAGCCGATACTGCTATTGAAAAAGCTAATGCTATGGCTGTTGAGGTGTCCAGTACGAGCTCTCGTATTGAAGCGGAGGCTCAGGCTGCTGCACAGGCTGCTGCGGAGGTTGCTGCTCAGCAAGCTGCTGCTCAGGCTGCTGCTCAACTTGCGGCTCAACAGGCTGCTGCGGCTGCTGCTGCTGCTGCTGCGGCTGCTCAGGCTGCTGTTGAAGCCGCTGCTCAACTAGCCGCGCAACAAGCTGCTCAAGCTGCTGCTGAGCTTGCGGCCCAAGTTGCTGCTCAACAAGCGGCTGCTCAGGCTGCTGCGATTGCTGCTGCTGATGCTGCTGCTCAGGCTTCGATGGCTGCTGCTCAGGCTGAGGCTGCTGCGATTGCTGCTGCCCTTGCTGCTCAGGCTGCTGCAGATGCTGCTCAAGAAGAAGCTTCTTCTTCAGAGCCAACTGAGCCTGAAGTTCCAGAAATTCCAGAGTCTCCTTCTGACGATGAGACAACCACTCTTCCTCCGACAGATTCTGAAAATCCATCTACTGAGCCTGGCCCTGATACAGAAACGCCATCAGAACCCACAGAAGAGCAACCACCAGTGGAAGAGCCCGAAGAGCCAGTCGAAGAGCCTGAGGTGCCTGTTGAGGAAGTCGAACCACCCGTGGAAGAAGAACCACAACCAGAGTTACCAGAAACAGAGCCAGAAAGTCCGTTAGAAGAATCATCCCCAGAGGATATCACAACTGAAGAAGAAGTCGCTAGTGCTGTAGAAGATGTTTTATCTGACGGCAAGCTAACCGCCTCTGATGCTGAAGACATTATGGATGCCTTAAACGCAGATGGAGAAGTTACGGCTGAAGAGGTTACTGCCCTAGTTGATGCCCTTAAAGAGGACGGCAAACTTAGCGAGGCTGAAAAGGACCTAGTTGCCACAGCGCTTATTGAATCGGTCGCCCCAGGAGAAACCCTTACAAAAGAGCAGATTCAAGACGCTGGAATTGAATATAAAGACCTTCCAGCGGATACCCCTGTCGAGGTTAGGCAGGATGAAAACGGGAATGAAGTTATAATTACAGCAGACGTTGCCGCGGCTCTCGTGCTACTAGAGAACCCTGCGGAGTTAATTGGCGCAATATTTGATGACCCTGGTCAAGCCCTACAAGCACTTGGAAGTATCGGTGCTGATATGTCCCCCGAAGAACGTGAAGAAGCAACAGAAATGGTAGTTGCTGCCGTTGTGGCTGCAGGCGCTGCTATAAACGCAGTTGGTGCAGCAGCAGGCTCTACTGGTGGAGGCACTGGTGGGTCAAGCGGTGGAGGAAACTCTGGTGGAGGCGCTCCATCAGGAGATAGCAAAGGTGTAAGGAGAAGAAAGCCTTGAAACTTATAAGAGACATGATTGACCAACTATGGACACTGCTTGGCATGTTCATTGCTTGGGTTGTACTAGACGGTTCAGCAAAGACAGTCGTTGGGTACGCAATCATTGGAACTTTGATTGCATGGGCTGTCACCTACCCACTACGAAACCCGAAAGATGAGGAATAATGAAATCAATAGGAAACATTCTTCTGAGAATCCTTGCAGTATTTGCTGCTAGCGGTCTCTCAGTAATTGGTGCAGGTGCTATCGCTGGCGTTGACACCATCACAGCTGTAACAGTAGCTGGTTTAACAGCAGTTGCCGCAGTTGTAGAAAAACTTGCACGTGGCTTTATGAACGATGGTCGCCTTGACCTTGACGAAATTAACGCAGCATTCTCTGCGGTTGATACAAAGGCTAAGAGCGAAGCTGACCTTAAGGTTGAAGCTAAGCAAAATGGTCAGGATATCGTAATCTCTGCTGGCGTAGCCGCTGCAGCTGTAGCCGTTGCTACAAAGGCTGAAGGCGAAGTTCCAGAAGAGCAGCCAGTTGACGAAGATTGGGACAAAGACTAATGGCAGACAAAGGCACAGCAGCTAAACTAATTGAAGTTGCAACAGCAGAGCTAGGAACCATTGAAGGTCCTAAAGATAATGAAACTAAGTACGGCGCTTACACAAAGGCTAACTTTCAGCCATGGTGTGGGTCTTTCGTAAACTGGTGCGCTAACGAGGCTGGTGTAAAGGTTCCTAATACCGTTTACACACCAGGCGGAGCAGCAGCATTTAAGAAGGCTAACGCTTGGATTGATGGAGACATCGCAGACCCAGATGCTGGAGATATTGCCTATTTTGATTTCCCATCAGATGGCGTCGATAGAATTTCTCACGTAGGCATTGTTATTAAAGACAATGGCGACGGCACAGTTTGGTGCATCGAGGGAAACACTAGCCCAGATGATAAGGGCTCACAGCGCAATGGCGGACAAGTTTCTAAGAAACTCCGTGCCTACAAGAAGAACCCTAAGAAGGTTCAGATTTCTATCGTAGGTTTTGGTCGCCCTAAGTTCAAAGCAGCAGGAGCAGCCGCACCAGCGGCTAAATGCCCAACCTGCGGTAAGTAATGTACTTTCTGACCCACATTACCTTCCAAGGGGTGTTCCTTGTAACTTTAGTTACAGTGACACTTCTTGGTTGGTGGTGGGCAGAACGTGGATGATAAAGAGCGCTTAAAGCGCTGGACCTGCGCTTTATGCAATAAAAGGTATGTGGTCCCTGACTTAGCCCGACAATGCGAAGAGAAACACTTACAATCAGAGTATGAAAGCAGCTAGAAGCGCGTCAGAAACCCAGTTACGTGGCAAAGCCACATCCTCCCTTAAAGGTAAGGGTAAAGGTAGGGGAGTTCTGCGGGCAGTAACACTTGCTAGAGTTGCATCAGCAGTAGACAAGGCCCAAAAGGGTAGAGATAAAGACGCCAGCAAACCTATTGAAGTAAAGTCTGAGCGAGTAGAACGTGCCGAAAAACCACAGGCACCTAGGACAGTAAAATCTGAAAGAGTAGAAAAGCGACCTGCTTCAGGCGCTAAATCTGTTACACGTGGTCAAAAAGCCCTACCAGGACCAAAGCCTACGACTGCACCTAAGTCAAAAGGTAAGAAATCCCCTAAGCGTGAGACAACTCCTGGTTATCAGAAAGTTTATAAGGCAACTCCTGCAGTTGACCTTAATGAAGGCCCTAACTTTGGTAAGACAACAAGCATTATTGAACCAACATTTCAGCCTAAGACACCAAAGAAGAAAAAAAATGCATAAAGATGGTGTCCCTAAAGCAAAAAGTACGATTCACGCACGTATAAAGACTAAAAAGAACAACAGAGAAGAGCGAGATAGACGTACATATGTGATGTCTCCAATAAAAGGAGCCACTACAATGTCTAAACAGTGGAGTAGATATGAAGGGTGGACACCGTGAGGAAGTCATCCTTTAAAAAAGCAGTATCAAAGCCTAAAAAAACAATGGACTCAAGGTTTGGTCATAAAAAGTTGTATAAAAACGACGAAAGACCAAGCATAGCGGTCTGGAACAGCCCTGGTAGAGGCCCTAACGGGGAAAGTCAAAACTGAAAGGTTCAAAATGCCAGCATCATACCCAAGTTCGGTAAGAGTATTTACCACTAAACAAAACGTCGTTGATACAGTTGACGCTTCCCACCCAAATAGCCTTCAAGAAGAGATTGTTGCTGTTGAAAGTGCGCTTGGTTTAAACCCCGCAACGTCTACTACTCCAAACCCATCAGATACCTTTAATGGTGCCTCAAACGCTTTTGCTACAGTATCTGCACGTATTGCTAACGTTGAAACTGGTGTTGTAGCCGACTCTCACACACAATATGTAAGAAAAACAGCAGATGGAACACAGTCAAACAAGATTTCTGCTGGAGTAGCGGCTAATAGGGCTTTAGTTCTTCAGGGAGCGGCTAGCCAATCTGCAAATCTATTAGAATTTCAAGGTTCTGGTAATGAAATCATCTGTGGAGTTACTCCAGACGGTACATTTACAGGAAAGACCCTTGCTGCTAATATTCAAGGCTCAGTAACAGCTATTGCAGCCGATGCAACTGTAGAACAGAAGGGTGCAAGCTTTACTATCGCTCTTGCTGATAAAAACAAGTTATTCTACTGCAATAACACTAACGTTAACGTAGATTTAGTTATTACAGTTCCAACTGACGCTGTTGCCTTCCCTATCGGTTCTCAAATTAACGTTGTACGTGGTGCAGCAGGAAACGTAGTGTTTGCAAGCCAAAATGTGTTCTCTACACCTGGTTTAAAGCTTCGTGCAACATGGTCAGGAGCTACTTTAGTAAAGGTAGCAAATAACACATGGTGGCTATCTGGTGATTTGACTGCTTAATGCCAATCTATCCTGGTGTCAGTGATTCTCAGAAGAAGGTACCTCCGCTACCTCCTTCTGTAGCTTCGCGTTCAGATTCTGGTTCTGGACGTGCATTTGACAACGGGGCTACCTTTTTAACGTTTAACCCTACAATTTTTGATGGCAAGCTTCCTATTATTGATTATTTAATCACAGCAACAGCGGAAGACAATGTAGCGGTTACTCAAACAGTACCTAATTTAAACTCATTTGTTTTTACAGGTCTTCGCTCAGGTGTTAAATATAGATATAAGATTAGAGCAAGAAATTCTGTCTCTGACTCCGCTGACTCTTCAGAGGTAGGTCCAGATACAGCAACTACTGTTCCTGGACGCCCAACTTCGCTAACCGCAATTAACTTAGGTAATGGTGGAGGTATAACTCTTAACTGGGTAGCCCCATTAAATGCTGGTAAAGCTATAACCAGTTACACAATTACACCTACTGTTGGTGCCCCTATTGTTACAAATAGCACTTCTACAACATACGCTTTTAGTGGAGTAGTTGGGACTGTCTATAACTTTACTGTCGCTGCTACTAATGAGAACGGTACAGGGTTAGACTCAACTGCTTCTGGAACAGTAACCCCGTCAAACCCCGCTCCACCGCCGCCCCCACCTGCTGCACCACCTAGCCAGGGCGGCGGTGCTACTATCGGTATTACCTCGTTTACAGTTGGTGCTGCTTTTTCTGAACTAGCACTGGCACTTGTACCTAGTGGAAGCTGGAGTGCATTTGGATATGCATCCTGGTCACTTTCAGGAATTGGTGCTAGCACGGGTATAGTAAATGGAACTGCATCAAGTGGTTCTCCAAGTACTGCCCCTAACCCAAGTCAATTCTGTGGGCAAACTGCTACTGCAACATTAGTTGTGTACTCTGGAGCTAACGGAACAGGTACATCGGCTACATCTACTGCTAACTTTACGATGCCATCAAGTGGACTTGGATGCCCTACTGGTGGGGGTACTATTACTACATCTACTTATTGGTATACTGTTTGTTGTAATACTGGTGGTAATTATTCACAAATTTCTCGCAATAGCCTTCAATCAGCTTCTGATGCACAGTACTTTGCAGGACAAGCGTGTACAAGTGGTGGCGGAACTGTTCAAGGCGGACAACAATCTTACGGCCTCAGCGCCCCCGTGCTCCAGAACTGCTCTGCGCCAGTGGTTCTACCATGCTCTGGTGGAAATGGTAATTGCGCTACTCCTACCTGTGCAGCGTGCGACGGCGCACTTAGCGGTAGCCCTTGGGGTGGAACAGGAACTGTTGCTGATTCTAGTTGCCCTTCAGGTTCTAGGTACGCAACAACTTGTTGGACAGGTGGAAGTTGCCCAAATACGCCAATCCTTGGAGCCTGTGTTCCTGGTGGAACTGGGCCTGCTTCACCTCCTGCTGCACCTCCTGCTTCTCCACCAATTTTTGTTCCTACCCCACCAAGTGCAACACCTACATGTTCTGGTCCTTGCGCTGGTACCTGGTCTATTGTTGGTGGCGTATGTCGTTGTAATGCGCCAGCTCCAGTTTCACCACCAACACCGCCACCAACACCACCAGCAAGTTGCTACTGCCGTGACTTCCGCGGTCGTTGCAGAACCTTTACCCAATGTTTACAGGCAATATGATAGGATATATACATGGACGATAGATTGCCACAGGGCAGTGAGTTATATCAAGCAACCCACAAATTTGCTTTTATTGTAGAGGGTGATGTTTTTGGTGTCATCTCTTTAGACGACAAGAACCCTTACGATATAAACGACGTTGAGAAACGCTGCATTGCAGGTCTTTCATCAGACCCAAAGGTAGTGCCAATTCCAGTAGATAGCCCAGTAGTATTTGGTTGGACATGGGATGGCTCCACCTTTACACCTCCAGCAGAGGATAAGTAATGTCAGAGGAAAAAGTATCTGCTTGGAAACAGTGGAAAAAGAACCTTGGTGAGTCTCGCCCATGGCACCTTATTGACCCGCTTCAAAGAACCACTGACGATATAGCAGCTTCTAGGTACGACCTTTGCAAAGGCTGCGAGCACTTTATAAGCGCTACTACACAGTGCACAAAATGTGGATGCATAATGAAGGCTAAAACATTACTAAAGAATGCGGAGTGTCCAGTAGGAAAATGGGGACGAGACCTAACTCCATCTACGTAACAATAGCTTGTTACAGAGACCATGTTATACAGTCGACTATTGACGACCTCTTTAATAAGGCTGACGACCCTACCCGAATAACAGTAGGCGTATTTCTACAACAAAAACAAGATGAAAACCTTATAACCAAAACTTATGGAAATAGAGTTCGGGTAGATACCCAAGAGACAGGTAAAATATTTAGCGTCTGTGAGTGCCGAAACAGGGCTATGTGCATGTTTGACGATGAAGAGTACATTTTACAAATAGATTCCCACACCCGCTTTGAACGTGGTTGGGATACAAAACTTGTAGGCCTACATCAGTCATTAAATAATGAAAAAGCTTTAATTAGCGTTTATTTGCCAGATTGGTTCATTGACGCATCTGGCAAAGAGATATTTTTAAAAAGAACGCAAACTTTTGCTAAATTTATTTTTAATAACGGTAAAAGTGAAGAGGCCTTTTATCAATACCATGAATTAGTACCTATGCCTTCTACAATTGACAATGCGGGTGATAAAGAGCTAGAACTTGGCTGGTATTTATGCGGTCATTTCATATTTGGAAAGAGAGAGTTTTTTACAAAGATTATTCAACCTGAATGGGTTGGTTTTTGGGGTGAAGAGGTAATAAATAGCCTTAGAGCCTATACAGCGGGTTTTGATGTATATAACCCAGCTAATCCCCCTTTGTATCACATGAACGAGGGTTTATCGGTTAACTTTAGTAGACCTAAACTTTGGCTTGACTACCCAGATGAACATCATGCTAGGCGAGCACCTACAACCGATAGAATTATTGATATTATGAAAAATAACACTGTTGGTCCCGATGACCTATTTGATGTAAGGCCTTTATCGGATTTATACAAAATAGTGGGATGTGATTTAGGGGAGCTGTTTTACAGCTGGTACACTAATAAAAATGGAAATTGAATTTTATCACCTGTTCGCTAAAGGTCAAAGGTTGCCTATAGAGCAGAGCCCTGTAGACAGGGAGTGGATGAACACCCTAATGGACTCCTACGCCTATAGGTGTTTGCCTATGACATATGCAGCACGCCACGGGTGGTGTGTAAGACTTCCTCATGACGTAGAGGTTGTATGGGACGGCAGCCCAAGCCCTCAAGGCACAACCATAATCTGTGGAAAAGACTCTTTTGTTGATAACGGCACTGGTAACGGGGTTGTTACTTTTCATTTAAATGCCATCCCTAGAACCTCTCCAGAATGGAATCTTTGGTTTATGGGAGGGCCTAACCTGGTAATACCAGGCGCCACCCCGTTATCAGGAATTGTTGAGAGTGATTGGATATACATGTCGCCAACCATGAACTGGAAAATTACTGAAGTTAATAAGATTGTTACCTTTAAAAAGGGCGACCCAGTTTTATTTTTTATACCTATACATAAAACTCAACTAGAAGAGTTTAAGCTAGTACACAAGGGAATTGATGACGACCCTGAAATCAATCGTCATTACAGAGAGTTTTCGGCATACAGGGCGAACATTGACTCCCAGGGCGGTAGCTCATTTACTAGGGACTATATAAAAGGGGTAAGGTACGACAAGACCAAGCCTGACTGGCCTCATAACCATAAGACCAAATTAAATCTTCACGCACCTGATGTTAATGAGTAGAGGCTGACAGTTACCTCGTTCTCTTAGACAATAGTAGTCAGCGCCCCCGATATCAGGCGTCACTACCACTCTAGAGAATAGGTAAAAATGTCAAGTTATAACTCACCACTACCAGTGGGTTCAGACCTAGCGACTGGCGCTTACGCCATTGCTGTCGGTAACACCCCAGCTGGAACTAACAACGTCGGTAACTCTACCGACTCAGAAGGAAACGTTCGAGTAGATTTTGTATGGGGTAACCACCCTATGCAGCCAAATGACGTTCGCACAGACGGAACACCCGTTGCGACCGTAGCAGCAAACGCATCTCAGAACTACAACTGGAACGGGTACTCAGAGTACCCAAGCGCACGTCTAAATAACCTAGCCACTTCAAATCACTCAGCAGCAGAGGCTGAATGGAACGATTACCCATCATTCCTACCAGGCGTAGGTAATTACATGATTACAGCAGCTTCAGGTAACGGCACAACTGTTACATACACATCACAGAACAAGCTTGCAGCTGGAGATACTGTAAACATTACAGGTCTTACAGCTTCAGCTTACAACCTGTCTTCAGCAACAGTTGCTTCAGCAGACGCACTAAAGTTCACAGTAACTAACGCAGCTAACGCTGGTGAAATTACAGGACAGTGGTACGGCAAGGTACAGGCAACAAACGCTCTTACAGCATATGATGGCGCTGGAATTGGCTTCATCGTAGTACCTTCAGTACTTGGTGATACAACAGCCCTAGCTCTTGATGAGCTTAAGGATGCTGGTTACGAAGCAGCTAATATCACTACAGCAGCTGGCGCAACTAACACTGCTACACAGGTAACACAGGTTAACGCTACAAGCACAACCTCAGCAACCCTTACTATCGCAGGTGGAACAACTTCATGGCCTGTTGGTACTAAGGTCACCATCACAGCAGGTACAGGTATCCCAACAGCACTTGTTGGTACTTTCTCTGTAACTGGTGGAAGTGGAAGCACAATCATTGTTTCAGGTACAGGATTTACTGTTGCCAACTCAGGTGCTATTACACCTGGCACAGTTCTAAAGGGTACAGCTGGAACAATCAGAACACAGTCAGTTGCAGCAGCAACAGCAAATGTTCTTTCAACAGCAACAATTACAATCACACCTTGGGCTGCATAATAAACTCCCAAGCAAAAAGCCCCCAGCCATTGGCTGGGGGCTTTTTTATTTAAAGGGTTATTAGTTAGGGAACGCCTTTAGGTGTTCCTCGTATCTTTTTCCATTTGTCTGGCCTGGGTACACTTTCCAGGAGGACCAGTCTTTTCCACCGTTAGTCATGTAGAAGGTTATTTCTGCATTAACCACAGGGTCAAAGAGTTCCTTATTTGTTTTGAGGTCAAATTTCTCCCGTCTATCTTCTCCGAGACTTCCCAGCATATTAATCTGGAACATCCCGTAGGAGTTGTCACCTGTGGAAACATCTCCGTTATGGGCTAAGGGGCGACCGTTAGACTCTTTCTTAGCAACCGCGTAGGCGACCTTGAGAGCTTTTCCCTCAAAACCAACCGCGCTAAGCAGGTCAACTAAGTCTGTATCTGACAGTTCTTTTGCTCCTCTGTACTTATCAAGTGGGTCCACAGCATTTACTTGTACTGTTACAGGCGTCTCCTCCACGGCATTTGCGTTAGCAATTGCGTGCGGTAGACCCCCTATCAACAAGGTGTACATTGCAAATACAGCCACTTTATCCATTGTATCTTTTCTGATATTAAGCATTTTATTGCTCCTCTCAGTAGCAAAAGGCTCCATTACTGGAGCCTTCCAAGAACTAGACTGCCACAGAGTTACGGCAAGAGTCAAGCCGAAGTAAATATATTTTGTTTAATGTGACAAAAACGTTATTTAAGTATTTACTATATGTACGTATTTCCGCATTTTTTATGCATATCGGACAACACATATCAATACTCTATATTAGAAAGAGAATGAGATATGTCATTAGTTGAATGGGCTGGAGT